CTGTAGTTGCCAATGTCGCCATCAATGTCGATGGCAAGCAAGCCAAGACGATCCTTGACGAGATCAAGCGCAAGGTAGAAGCCATGAATGGCACTTTCGGCAATGTGCCGGGTGCCACGCAGAAGGTGGGCGGTCTTACCAGCGCTATCGCAGGCATGATCCCGCAGCTTGCCATTGCGGCTACAACAATGGAGGTGCTGCGCCAGAGCGTATCAACGGCATTTGAGCGCGGCGGCGCTGAGCAGAGATTGCGCAACCTCACATCATCAACTGGTGAGTTCAATGCTGCGATTGCATCCGCAACTGGAGCATCAGCCAAGTTCGGCATTTCGCAGACAGAGGCCACGGTGGCATTGGCCGACGTCTATGGCCGATTAAAAGGTGTTGGCTTTGGCCTTAAGGAGACTACCCAGATCTATGAAGGATTTAATGTAGCCGCCAAGCAGTCTGGAATCAGCGGCGCTGATGCTGCTGGCGTCTTCTTCCAGCTCAGCCAGGCCCTAGGCAAAGGCAAATTGAACGGTGATGAGTTTGTCAGTGTCTCTGAGCGCATGCCTCAGTTGCTTGATCTGATCGCTCAGTCAACAGGCCGCTCGCGTGGCGAGTTGCAGCAGATGGCCCAGGAAGGCAAGATCACAAGCGATGTCCTTTATAGAGCATTGGCAACTGCAGCAGAGGGCTCAGGTGACTTAAATGCAAAGTTGACAGAACAGCAGCGCACCATGGGCAAGTTGACCCAAGTTACAGATCAGCTAAAAGCCCAGATAGGCAATGTATTTGCGCCGGTTGTTGTTGCTGGTGCGAAAGGCTTGGCTGTCATCGGTGAGAAGCTATCCGAATGGTGGGGATATCTTGGATCGCAAGTGTTCCCCAGGCTGCTTAAGGCGCTCAAGCCAGCCATTGATGAGTTCAGGAAGCTATGGACAGCGATCCCATGGAGCACCATCCTCGGATACCTGCAAGGATCAATCATCCTGGCGCTGAATAGGATCATCGGTGTAGTCAGGGTGATGGCGCCTATTACTGCGTTCATTGTCCGCAAGTTCCTTGAGCTTTCAAACAATCCGGTCTTTAAGTTCTTTACTGAACAGGCGGCAAAGCTACTTGAAAAAATGGGTGTCACCAACAATGCAGTAGATACATTCACTGCCAAGCAGGCTCAGGCACGCAATCAAGTCGCACAGACTGTTAATGCTTATAACTCGATGCCGCCCAAGATCGAGGCAGCAGCCGAAAAGAATAAAGGACTGATTGCAGCTACCAATAGCGTGCTGAATAATCTGCGTGCTCAGCAGACTTCACTCGATGCGCACGTTGCATCTCTTGAAAGGGGCGCCAGCGTTACATCGGCAAGATTTGCGGCAGAAAAGGCGATCAATGATCTCAGAGGGGTTCAACTAGAGCGTGAGTATCAGTTTGCCAAAACTGCGCAGCAACGACTCAACATTGCAGTTGCGATATTCAGGCAACAAGCGCAGGCTGCGGTTATCGAGTACCGCCAGGCACTAGACAACATTCGCCTGGAGAAAATCAAAGGCGAGTTGCAGCTTCAATCTGCCAGGATCAAATACGACCAAATCCGCGCAGAAGGATTGCTTCAGATCCTGCTAGCAAAGAACGTCGAGGAAGAGACCGCCAAACGCCAGAAACTAGGGGAAGCACTGCAAGCGCAAAATGCGGTCATAGACTCTACTGCCGATCAAGTTGCGGCGAATAAAGAGCTAGTCAGGTATCAGGCAATCACAGCAAAGGCGCAATTCAACGCGAAGATCCTTACCGCTCAAACCGCGCTAGAGCAGAAGCTAATCAGCGATCAGATTGGCTTGACGCAGGTTTCAGCACTAGCGGTGTCTCAAAGCTTGGCGAACGCTTATTCGTCATCGCAGTTTATGGCTCAGGCCACAAGTAGCATCGCCATCAACAGCGATAAATCCGCAGGCAATTTCATCAGGGTAGCTACCAACGCTGAAATGGCTGCCACCAAAATCAGGGAAGCAGCTGATGCTCAAGAACGACTGAACAGATTAAGAGGGCAAGCTACAGCGCCGACAGTCAGAGGAAAGACCCCGGTCAAGCGATTCGCCCAAGGTGGCTTCGTAAGCCGCCCGACGCTCGGTCTTATCGGTGAAGCTGGCGAATCCGAATATATCGTGCCTGAATCCAAGGCAGCAGGATTCGTGTCAAATTACCTGTCTGGAGTGCGCGGGGCGTCCGCAGTTGCAGCAGCACCTACCGGATCGACGGGTGGTAGCACTACGATCAACGTAACTACCGGCCCGGTGATGGAGTTCGACGGTCAGCGCTACGTCACCGTGACCGACATGGAACGCGCTATGCGACTGACCGCTGAAGGCGTGATCGGCCGGTTGCGTACACCATCTGCACGCATCGCGCTGGGCATGGCCTGATGAGAGCGCAAAGCCAATACCTCCGCATCTACGACGCTGCTGGCGTTACCTACCAGCGGTGGCAGAGCTACTACGCCAACACCAGCGTCACATGGTCGAGCGCCAGCTGGAACTACGTGCCATTCATCGCTGATGGCATCACCTCCGGCAGCAGTGGCACTGAAGAATCGGTTTCCGTCACCGCTGCAGCGACCGGCCTGGTGTTGGATGCGTTCCTTGCCGCCATCAGCGATGGCCGCCTGGTGGATCTCAGCATCTACCAGTTCGATTCCACCATCAACAACAACACACCGCAAGCTGGGCAGGAGCTGGTGGCTGCATACACCGGCCAAGTGGTTGGCGGCAATGGCGGATTGACTAGCCTGACCATACAACTCGGCTCGGCGTTGTCTCCCGTTGGAGCGCAAGTGCCGCCGCGCCGGTTGACATTGGCGATCATGGGGCAGGGCATCAGGCAGTGAGCTTCCTTTCCTCTAGCGATCCACTGGCACTGCTGGCCATCCAGGCCGGTCAGATCAACGCACCAGCTGATGCAACCGCCGCGCAGGGCACCACAGAGCTGGATCGCCCGCAGCGGTTCGCGCAGATTGGCGAGCCAGTGCCGATCGTGTTCGCCCGATTCCGCAACAGCAAAGGCGGCATCCTGATCAGCCCCGGCGCCACCGAAGCACGCTTTGAGAATGACGCCAGCAACAACGTCACCGCCTACTACATGCTGGTGCTGAGCGAGGGCCAGCTCGACAGCATCCCGGTGAAGGATGTGTTTCAGCGTGCCTGCCGCGTTGGCGCCCATACCCAGACCTACAACCGCAGGGCCGGCACCTGGACACCCGGCAACTTCCTGGTGCAGCGTGCCGGTAAGGATCTGCCCGAGGCGCCGTTCTTCTGCGGCACGGTCGGCAGCTACCCCGGCATCAGCACGCTCAGCTTCAACGTCACCATCCCAGACGGATTCGATCAGTACAACCGCCAGGTGCATCTGTTCATCCGTGGCGGCATGGCCGTCACCCGGATCTACGACAGCGTGACCGGCCCCAGCGACAACTTCGCGGACTTGGTGAAGTGGTTGCTGGTCAATACCAGCAGGGTGCCAGCGGCGATGATCGACAACACCGCACTGCTGGCAGCAGCCACGTTCCTTGAGGTGAACGGCTTCACCTGCAACCTTGAGATCCGCGAAAGCACCAACTACTCCGACCTGGCAGCCAGGCTGGCGCCCTACTTCCTGCTGGCTGAAAGCAGCGCAGGCGGCAAGCGCGGGCTGAGGCCACTGCTGCCGGTGACTGCCGGCGGCGCCATCAAGACCACGGCAATCACGGCGGAGTACACCTTCACCGAAGACACGGTGCTGCCCGGCACGCTGGAGATCAATTACCTGTCACTGGCGGATCGGCAGCCATTCGTGGCGCAGATGATCTGGCGCCAGCAGCTGGAGAGCGACATTGGCATCATCCGCACCGCTGAGGTGCGCTATACCAGCACCGCCGAGACCGGGCCGTATGAGTCGCACGATCTCTCGACGTTCTGCACCAGCGAGGATCACGCCGTCAAGGTTGGCGCCTACATCCTGGCCAAGCGCATCTACACGACGCACACCATCAGGTTTGCAGCACGGCCGCAGGAGCACAACACGCTCATCAGCGCTGGCGACATCATCCGCGTGCAGCTGGCGCGTGATAACACCACCTACGCCAACTCGGTGCATGACTACCTGTACCAAGTGGAGCGCATCACCAAGACACTGGCGGGTGATGTGAGCTATGAGGCCACGCACTTCCCGATTGACGACCAAGGCCGCAGCCTGATCGCGTTGGATGTGGCTGCTGCTGTCGGCACCGGCATCATCCTGCCAAGTGGCCGCACCGGCGTGAGTTGTGATGTGAACTCCAGCAGCGATAACACCATCCCGGCTGAGACGTTCACGAACGCCGATGGCGAAGATCCGATCAACCTACCGTTCCCTGGTGCTGGATCTGCACCGACTGGCGGCACCGGGAATGGTGATGACGGAATAGATGCAGGCATTCCTCTCGCAGCAATAGTAACATCACCAGCAGGCGAGATACCACGCGCTGGCGTCGGACTCACACCTCCGACTGCGGTTTGCGGCGGAGAAGGCTTTGCAAAACTTGAATGGTATCGAAATGGAGTACTGTCCACCACAATCGAAAACATAGATGGCGTTTATACCGTCACCTATGGCGCTGACCGTCCAACATTCCTCGGCAATATTAACCTAGGTATTTTGCTGCTTCGCGTAGGCGATGGCCCTACGTGGACATCAAAAACCTATTGCAAAAACGGCACGGTCATAGGATCCTCAACCGCGGTGGCCGACGGCACTTATTTAAGAGACTACGCATTCATGGCGCTTACGCCGTTTGGTTGGGAACGTGGCATATACAACAGCATCGGATTCCCGCCGTATTTAGTGTATGACGAAGGACTAGGGCTTGGGGAAGTTTATTGCTACAACTTGGCAAGCTTTGGAGGGTGGTTTGTTGC